GATTGTGTGTTTTTTTCGTACTGTGAAAGTACTGCGTCAAGTGAACTCATCATAATTTTGTTTTTTAGTTGTTTAAGTATAGGTTAATTTTTAGTGTTCGTCAAATTATTCGCCAAATAAAAAAGGGTCACAATGTGACCCCTAAAGTATAGTAAAATTTCTTTTAAAATCAACCCATCTTAAATGATGATTGGGTTGGTTCGTCACCGTAATTGTCAAATGTTCTTTTAATTTCAGAAGGTACAATTTGTTCTACTTCATCAGATGTTAAAACATATTCGTTTTTACCTGATTTTTCCATATCTTCTTGTTTGTCATTAAAGAAAGTTGAAAGTTTTTGATTAAATGGTCCACTATCAAGACTTCTTAATTCTAATTTTTCTTGAGACGTTTTTGGTCTGTATTTTTCAATTTTTTCTTCCATAGAATTTAATTTTTCAAATACTTGGTCCATATCATTCAACTTTGTTTGCATGTTTTCAATTTGTTTGAACATCATGTCAAAATATTCTTGTTGTTTGTTTTCAATACTTTTTTGACTATTAACTAAATCCGTAATATCCAATTCTTCACTATCAGAACTAGTATCATCACTTTCTTCTGATTTTCCCGCCGAATCAATTTTTTCAACTTCAGTATCTGTCGCAGTATCAATCACTTCTGGTTCCATTGGTGCCGTTGCTCCTAATGTTGGGTCAGCAGGTGCTGCAGCATCAGGTGCTGGTGGTGGAACATCTCCCGCAGTATCATCGGGTGCTGGTGGAATATCTCCAAGACCCGCAGCGTCTTGTTCCATAATATAAGAATTAATCTTATTATGTCTTTTTATTTCTTCAATTATTTTTCTATCTATAGCCATTTTAATTATCCATTTAATAATTGTTTAACACCGTGTGGAGTTTCAACTTGAACTCTTCTGTTTGTCTTAAGTGTATTGTCTACTCTTTCAATAAGACCATCTCTATCTCTTACAGTGTAGCAACTTCCTGTATCTAAGTCACAAACTTCGGTATAACCACCACCAGTATTTTTTTCGGTATATCTTGTGTTTTTACCAAGATAGTTGTCTAAATGTTGTTTAATATCCATAATATTTTTCTTAATAAATATATCTTAAAGGGTAAATAGTTTATAAACTTCACATTGATGTAATGCTTCGTCCGCGGCTTTTTTCAAATCATCAAAAGTATTTTCATTTGATTTAATCCATTTATCAATTTCTTCAGGTGTTTGGAATCTTTGTGTTGGCCACCATAAAATCCAAGTTGCAATCATATTGTTAATAATTGTTTCTCTTGGTTGGTTAACCCATTTTTTACCTTTATCATAAATCAAACTATTATTTGGTGTTTGTGAATTATAATAAGTTGATGAAATAAATTTTATTGAATTCTCAAAACTTGAGAATACTGCATATGGTGTAGATAAACCAGATTGGTTGGATTTACATGCGTATTGATTTGTAAGGTAAGTATTTCTACCACCATAAGATATTTGTGGGAATGGTAAACCACCCAATGGTGTTCCACCTAAATCGTGATTATAAGAATAAATTGTTTTATCGTCATGTCCATTTAAGTATGCGGTAAAGAATGTCATTAATTTTGTCGCACTATTTGAAACATTTGAGTTAATTGCTCTCGCAAAATCAGCAAACGTAATATTAGTAACAACATTATTAATACCATTAAATTTCCTATAACTTGGGTCAGCAGCAGCAATATCTTTATTACAATAAACCGATGGTGATGCTGTGTATTTAGCATTTGACTGAATACCATTTCCAATCGTAATAATATTAACGGTTGTTTGTGCCGTTGTACTCGCAGTTTCTTTTAATCTATAAATTGATTCTACTAACTCACCCAATAAATTTTGGTTAATTGACATGATTTGTTGACTAATAAGTGGTAACGAATAAACAGGCATTCTTGTTCCCGTAAAATATGTTTTGAAGTTTCCTGAATCAATTACGTGTTCAACTGATTGAATCATGTAGGGACCTCTAAACATTGGTACGTGTCTAAGATTAAAATACATTGTTGGTTGAATCATTACATTACCCAACGCCTCAACTCTACATTCATAACTTCTATTTTTATATAAGTTATATAAACTAACACTTTGTGTACTAACTTTTCTTCCTGAAGCACCCATAGCCATATCAGTAATAACTTTATTACCTTCGGTTGTAGCGGCTGCGGGGTTTTGGTCAAGTTGGATACTATAAAATATACCCTGATTTCTAGTTCCAAAATCAACGTTAAACGCAACTACTTTATTTGAAATATTCCAATCAGTCTTACCTTGTAAATTTGAAACAATTGGATTGTCTGAACTTCTTGTTAAATCAAAAGCATCTGTTCTCCATCTGTAGTCGGCATTATCTCTCATATCTAAGTGTTCACTTGGTTTACCAGCGTAATAACAAACTAATTTTGGTTGGGAGTTTCTATAATCGACATCTAAGAAAGTACCAAATAAAGAATTCGCCAATGATTCAGAAGATTCTGCGTTTGGTGCGGCACCTTGTTTTACATCACCGACACCCCAAAAATTAATATAAGCGGGTAATGGCATCATTTGGAATTGGTTATCGGCAATAATTCTACTTACAAAATCAATAACTCTTGTATCCATAGATGTGGTACCTGAGAAGAAACTAATAAGTTTGAAAACGTCAACTAATACTTTATCTCCAATATCTCTATTAGCTCTGTCTAAAAATAAAACATCAGAATATAATGTTTTATCAGTATATTCAGTTCCCGCAATCCACTTATCATTAAATGATTTGAAGGCTTCATAATATTCTAACTTTGGTTGATTTCCGTCAACTGCCGATAAAATTGGTTTTTCAACTACTTCGGTAACATTTGGTAATGTTTTTTGAAGTGAGAAAAATAACTGACCTAACACTTGATTGATTGAATCATTTTTTTCAACAAAATAATTATTTAATCCATCTGTAAAATCAGCCTTACTATATGTGTCATTTGGAAACTGTTCTTTTAGAATAAGTTTTTGTGTTCCAAATATTTTAATCATTGGGGCAAAATTAACAACGTTTGTTTGATTAAACTCAACATTCATTGTTGGAAAGAAATCGGTAAAATAACTTCCGTTATTACTATAAGTCATACCTGATTGTGTTGCGAATCCTACGTATGTGTACATCGCTTTCCACGCAGCCGTATTGTTTGCATATGATTGTGCGTAAGTTGTGGTTCCCCCTTGTGTTGGTAATGAATTTGGTACATAAGAATTGTATGTAAATTTATCCAATACATTACTTGGTGGAACTTGTAATGTTGTAAACGTACCAAATAACTTACGGTTAAAGTTACTTGGGTTCCCGTATCTAAATGTTTTATAATAATTTAAGAAGGCGTTTAATGTGTTTCCAGCATTTTTCATCTGAGATACAGAACATTGATTAACATAATCATTTGAATTGATTTGATTACTTACTTCAGGAATAAATAATAAACTTGTTATCAACGATTGGAAATTTGTATTTGTAGTTCTTCCTTCTCCAATATCAGTAAGTGTTAAATTGAAATATGATTTTGAGAAATTTAAGAATTCGGTTTCAAATGAATCCATAATTTCTTTTTTGAATGTTCCAAACACTTCCTCAATTTTTGTATACGTTTGTCCTAATTTGAAAGCATCTTGTCCTGTTTTACCAGTATATATTTCTTTCAAATATTCATCATACTTTGGTTTTGTAATACTTGGTAATTCAAAATATCCATAATTTGGTGCTGTCCAAAATGTTCTAACTGAACCATCTTGCACCGCTTTGTTATTCACAACTTCCTGTGTTAATGTCATACCAGTTGCGGTAACATTAAAACATTCACTTTTAACTTGATTTGTTAATGAACCAAAGGATGGAATAATCATTGTAGTATTATTCTTAAACCTATCTTTGATTTCAACTGAACCTGTACCAAAGTTAAATGTTGAATACCACGTATTATAGTTTAACACTCTATTAGGGTTATTTCTATCAAATCCTAATGGTGCTGAAATTTGTGATTTTTGGATTGTGTCCAAATTCAAACCTTTATTAATACCTAATTGTATTTGACTGTCCGTATAACCAGTAAACAAATCAACACCCGTTGCCATGAAATAAACATCGTTTATTACCTTTGGGTAAAAACCAACATTCATTGTTGTTGTTGTAATTGGAGTTCCTCCTGGGCTATTCTTAACCACAGAATTTTGTCCTACAACAGTAAAGTTAACTTGTTTTTGGTTCTTAAATTTGTACTCAGTATTTAAGTCAGATGTTGTTGGGTCATATAGATTTGCCGTGTTAACATTTGTCCATGTTGAGTCGATGATATCAACACCTTCTTCAATATACTTTTTATATCTATGCCAAATGGAACCATATTTAAGAATCCAAGCGTATGGTAATCTGTGAACACCCCCAAATTTAGTTAAAGTTGCGAAGATATAATCTAAGTCCTTATCTAATGTTTGGTCAGTTGCTGATGGAATGTTTTTATATTTTTCTCTTAACGTTCCCAATGGTAATGAATTTAACAACATGTAAGCGGCTTTAACATATGGATACTGTGTTCCGCTAAGTCTACTTAAGTTGATTGATTCTAATAAGGCGTTTGTGAACATCGGTGTGTTTAACAACGATGTTGTTTGATTAGCAATGAGATTACCAGTTTTGTTTTGATAAGTAATTGGTCCTTCAGTGATTAGGTAATCACTTGATATAGTTCTTGCTAAATAGAATGGGTCTAATAATGATGTACCCACTGGTTGTGTTAAATTTGAGAATTTACCATTAATAAATGGTACGTTTTCTTTTGTACTAAAAGGTTTGTAGTTACTAATAAATTTCTTATCGGGATTTAACACCAAACTAAGTGTTGTGTCATACCTATTGTTTTTTTGTGTAAAATTAGCCAAGTTCTTAGCCGACCACTGTTCACTTGTAAATGGATATAAGTCAGTAAAATCAGTTGTTGTTGATAACGAACTTTTCACATATTGGTCAATGTTTGTTAATGACTCAACATTCTTTGATGTACTACTAGTAGTGGGGGTTAAGTATTCAAATGGTAATATACTATAATCATCTTTTGTAATTGTTCTTAGATATTCAGATGTGAATTCACCTCGAATAAATTGTTGCCAACTTGGACCCGTACCATCGTTTGAAATGTTTCTTAAAACTACCAAAATATCTGTTGGTGTTAATGGAAGGTTCTTTAATATTCTTACAAGACTTGGACTTGTACTATTAAGAGCAGTTGTAATGTTGCTAACCTCTAAATCAGAAATGGTTTTATAAACCGAAAGTTGTGCTGAGTTTGGTCTTGATAATCTATCATAATAAACAGATAATAAAACTCTTTCATACACTTCATATAAAAACTTAACAATTTCGTAGTTTGTATATGGTATATTTGTCATTGGGAAATCAACAGCGTTTACTGAAATTCTATTGATTGAACTTCCTTCATTTTGGTCTCCTCCTGGTGCCGCAGTGGCTTGAGATGATTGACTTTTAATGATACCTTTCAAATATTCTTCAACAAATTGAACTTCGGGCCAAACTTCAAAGTTATTACCACGAGTTCTTGATATTTCTTTTGAGTCACCAGGGTATCTTAACTCAAATTGTTCTCCGTCAGGTGAGTTTGTTTCAACATAATATAACGGCCAAGGATAAACAGGAATACTTGCCAATGTATTACCATTGGTAGTTTGAGTTAGATTTTTACTATCAGGTGTAACACTTGTTTTAGCTCCGTCAAATACGGCTCTTTTTCTGATTGGGTTTAATCTTTGTGACCACGCTTCTCTATGGACATCATCCATCATAAGATAAAACGCTTCAACTGAAGCAAATATCATACCCATAATGTTTCTCATGGTTGGTTTGAAACCCAAACCATTTGGACCTTCAATCTTTTTAGCCAAGAATTCACTTAAAGCTAAAACCAATTTTTCTTTTTGTTTTGATACCTCACCAAATGTTTTATCTATTAAAGAATTAAATGATGGATTACCATAATAATTTCCATCAAAAACAAAATTGTATGTTGGAATTAAAACATCTTGGTCGGTTTGTTGGAACGTTGGTCTAAAAAATAACGATTCTTTTGCCGCTAAAGCCGCAACTTCAGCATCAGTCCCCGTTCTTTTTTCTCTAATCTGAAATGTTTGAACCCAATCAATATCTTGTGGACTTAAAGATTTTCTAAATGTATCAGGAATTGAAACTTCTTTTACACTTGGAGCAACAAACAAATCGTTTAGTGTAGATATTTTAGATTGGTAATTAACGCCATCCACGGTAAAATTACCATTTAATCCTAATGTTGGATTTTTATCTAATTCAACTTTATATTGCGTAACTAATTTTCTTAATTCATTGTAAGCATCAGTTTGTTTTTGATTACTCACATCATCTCTAATGTTTTGATTAAAAATCCAAGTAAAAATTGTTTCACCACTTGTTTTATTTGTATCCAACACAAATTGTTTAGTTTGGTCAATGTATCTTACAAACCACGAATTTGGTTCGTTAGATGTTACATCATCACGTAATTTTGTAAGTGTTGTTGAGTAAGTATTGATATTACTTAATGGTGTAAAATCGGCTTGTCCAAAACCTTTTTGCAAATTTCCTTCTAACGCAAATAATCTAATTCTTAATTCAGGAACAGATAACTCAGGGAGGTCTTGTGGGATTAACCCTTCGGCTTTGTATTTCTTATATACATTCTTAATTTTCTCCATCCCTTTGGTACTTCTCACGTTTGTCGTCAAACTTGTAGTATTACCATTGGATGCCAATGCGGCATTTACAGCACCCGTCTGAGCCGCAGTCGCACTGATTCTATAATCTGTCGAATACATGAATGGAGTCGCAAACAAAGCCCCCACCTGTGTTTCAGCTAAAACCGTATATTTGTACGAATAAAACTTTAAGTTAATTCTGTAGTTACCCGTATTACCTTCAAACGACGCTGAAAAGTTTGTAAGAATTAATTGGTATCTGATTGCCTTACCATAATAACCTTTAAGTGTTAAATAAAATGTTGGATAAGGTAAATTAAAGAAACACGCATATTCTGAGTTTTCACCCTTTTCAAACAACGCTCTTCCTTGGGTATCAATCAAAACCATCTCAACTGTAGGTGTCATACTACGAGTGTTTCTAACTCTAATAGATTCAATACCTAATAATCCAGTATCTTCTCTATTCAAAGTGTTTTGTTTAATATAAAAATCGTTTGTTTTGTTTTCTTGTTGGATATTGTCTTTAGATGGTTGGTTTGTTCCTTTACCACTAATAGAATTTAACCCCGTAATTTCATCCAAATATGAATTAGTTAGATTTGTTTTTCCACCAGGTCTTAAAAAATTAATTGAGGCAACTGGTGTAGTTTGAACCGAATCCAATAAATTTGCCCCAACGGCAAGTTTTGTTCTTGGGAGCATCTTTGCTTCCAAGTTGGCATACATAACCAAATTTTCATGGTGAATTTGTCTTTCTTGTACCGTTCCGTCAAGGTTTACCGTTTTGTTCGGGTCAACCAATACAACGTTTTGATAGTCAAAGTCAACTAATATATTGTCATTTGTCTGAAAGTTATCTGCCATAATAATAGAAATAGTTGTCTAAACCATTTTTGTAGTCTTGTAATGAAGATATAAGTGGATATGGTATAGTCAATACAGAATTATTAGGGATGTTCCATTCTAGTCCTCCATATTGGGGGTTGGCTTGTAAGATTAACCATCCAAAAAATGGTGTTCCGTAATACTCTTGTGAAATTTTATCTAACCTACTAAAACCAGTTCTGTAAATATATCTTTGGTCAGATGTCTTTGAGGGTAGTGGCACGAATGGAACTACAGTTTGTTCACCGTTAAGTAAGAATTGTTGATATCGGTTATAATATGCGTCCATTATAAGAATTTACGTTTGAAGTTGAATGGGTTAGTTTCAGCGTTATCGTTTTTATTTGTGTAAATATTTTGAAGAGTTACTTTTATTAAATCACTTGGTGATTGGTCGGTGTCAAATGTTAATAATCTTTCTTGTGTTAATGGGAAAGGAGTATATTTTTCATATTTTTTAGCTGTTTGACTTGTTTTCCATTCACTCACTAATTGAAGACCAAATTTATTTAACAAACCCCATTGACCTTCTGTTTTAGTATAGTAATTAGTTACAGCATCTATCGCTGGTTTATCCAATCCTGTTGTAAGAGATTTGATAAAGTTTTCTTTATTACCAACCAAAGCTTTACTCATTAATGTATATTCTCGTTGACTTTCTTTAGTTGGGAAAGCACTATCAGGGAAATTACTTGGGCTTGTAAAACAACCAGGGTTTTTTGTATCATACGCAGTATCAACATATAATTCCGCCTGTGGTAAGTCATCTACGATAAAACTAAAACAATCCAATCCAATAGTATTATAATCACTCTTTAATTTGTCATACGTATCATATACGGTTCCACCAACTGTTTCTGAAGTACCCGAAATGTTATAGATAATTGCAATATTTTTTTGGTTAAGTTTTCCATCTCTTGAACCTCTTGTAACAAAGTTCAATCTATCTACTTGATAAACATAGTCAACTTGTAAATCTACTAAAGTATTAACATCAGCCGTTAAATCATTTATAAACGATGTTTTATATGTATTAACATAATCGTTGTAATTTTTCTTAAATAATCTCTTTTGTGCGTCAGTAATAAGTGGGTTAATAAAATATGTACTTGAGTATATTGGTAACCTATCAAAATTATTGTCATCAACTAAACTTACAAATGCGGTATTAACTAGACTTTGACTTTGTAATGGTTTACCGTAAATGTAAATGTCTTGAGTTGGTTCTTCAAATAAACCTTTGTTATATCCAATGTTTTTATTACTACTTGTATTAATCAAACTCAACATACCATAATTGTATTTTGTAAGTACATTTGAGAACATATTTACCGTTCCATTAAAATAATTTTGAGTTTGGTCAACAAATTGATTCATAATTGTTTTATAAGTCATCGTCCCACTTTCACCCGAAACCGTTGTTCCGGTAATTGTTTGAGCCCCAATAGTATTACCCCCATCATTATTTATTTCAGTTGGAACTGATGAAACACCAACAACTTTTTGAGACTCTATAAGACTTTGTACAACCTGTCTATCCAATTTACTTGTATCTTCAGTCGCCTCAGCTCTTTCATCATACATTTCTGTATTGGCGTAGTAGTTAAACGATAAAGCGTTTTGTAGTGTATCAATCGGGTTTTTCAATCCCATACCACCAACCAAGTTGAAACTTAAATTTACCTCAACAATCATTGGTTGGAAACCAATACCTTCAGGGTTCATATCCCATGTTTTATCATAACTAAAGTTAATACCCGTTGGTATAATCTTAGTATTAAAGAAGTCACCCACTCTTAATACCAATACTGGTGGTGCCCCAAATGATGTATTTAACGCATCATTATAAAGTTTCTCACCATTAGGTCCAATTGTAGGAATTGTTTCACCAGGTCTTGCACATTGTTGTAAGAACGTCAATCTTGAGTTCAAACCTTCAGGTGTCATCGAGTGGAACGCTGGTTGGAAATATTTTAACTTTTCTTTAATCGAATCGTAAATAAATGGGTTGTCAGCCTTAAGAACTTCAAAGTAATCACACTCATTCAAAAGGTATCGTAACAATTTCTTAGACGCTCCCTTGTAAAGTGATTTTACTGGGTCAACGTTAGCCAAATTGTTTTGGAAAGGTTTTCTTGGTTGTAATGGTTTACCATCTTCCAACGTTTTTTGTTGTGCAGCGTTATTATTTGGTTCAGGATTTGGTTGGTTTGGAATTATCGTAATGTCCGTTACAATAACCGCTCGACAAGACATAGCATCTGTTGAATATATTTTATTATCACCAGTAAAGTCTTTATGACAATCTACAGTACCATACGCTTTTTTATCACTTTGGATTGGTGTAACAAGTACTATTTCTTCACCCGCAGCTGTTTGTGATAAAAGAATTTTAGTTCCAACTAATTCACCCAAACTATTTGTCCCGTCAAATTTATATGTTTTTAAGAATTGTAAAACCGAATCAATTCTTCTTGACGATAATTTTTTATTGTAATCAACTGTCTGTGGTGATGAAGAACTACCCTGTAAAGCCAATACAATTTGTGCCGCTTGTTTTTGTGTAATAATATTATACATCTCACCAACAAGTTTTTGTAATGATGTATAGTTGTCCTCGACCACACTTGAAAAGAATTTAGCCGTTGTTGCGTTTTTCTTCTCATAAGTTTGTTTATTACTAATTGATGTGTAGGCTGCGTAAGCTGATTGGAAATCAGTTGATGTTGTAAGTTGTGGGTTAGTACCAGGAATGTCATTATCAAAATAAAAACCTAAATTCTTAAATTCGTCTAATGTTTTTTGTGGTGTAGCATCAGTTTGATTTGGTGCGTTTGTAGGAGTGTTATTGGTGTTAGTTTGAACATTATCAACAGCACTTTGGAATTGTTCCTGAGTCACATTTGGGTTATTAATAACTTCTTGCCAAGCCTGTAATTCAGTCAAAGGTACCGTATTGTAAATTTGTGCTAAATCATACAAATCATATTTTTTACATCCCGCAAAAAATGAATCAATTATTGAATCAGCCTTGGCTCTATCACCTTCGTTAGCCAAAACTTTATTTACAATCAAATCCATAATTGACGGGTGGTCAACAATCATTTTCCACTTTAATGTTCCACTTCTTGATGTGTTTCTATAAGTGTAAATTGGTTCAGGTCTACCTAAGAATACGTTTTCATTGAACTGTGGTCTTGTATCCTCGGTAATTGCTATATCATATGGGGGAAACCACATAACTCTACCACCATTTGGTCCTTGTTCACAAGCCGGTAAATCACTTACACGGTAACCAGCCCTATGTCCTGTTCTCCATGCTAAATTTTCAATTGAAAACAAATATTTTTTAACTTGTCCTTGTGTGATACCATTTTTAGTACCAGTCGTAATTAGACTATCACCACCTTTTTCAGGTGCTATATTCAAATTGTATGTCGAATCTAAGATTGAATAACTAAATTTACGAATGTTCCCTTCTTTTTTCTGTAAATCATTGAATGAGTAATATGGTGTATCTTTAGTAAACACACGACAATATTCAATACCTACATTGGCTTGTCCATCACTATATTTAATAACTTGTGAACCTTTGGTAATCTCTTTATAACCATCAAAAAATACTTTAGATGTTTGGTCAATAGCGTTTCCAACGTGTCCAAAACGAGCACCTGAATTAGGTTGAGAATCAATTAATCTTTGAGTATTATCTAAGATTGAACCTGGTTTGAATTCATAATTAACAGATTCTGTTGATACTACTTGGTCGGATATTGATGGCCAATCAGGACTTTCAGTTCCATAATCACCACCTGGTTTTTGTCTTCTACCAGCATTTGGAGCCCATTTACCACTAACCCATGTAAAACCACCTGTAATATTACCATCATCATCAAACGCTCTACCTTGTAAACCAAATTTGAAGTTTTTATCAACACCTTCATATTCTTTACCTAAAATATCAGGACCATAAACGGGAGCGTTTACTTGAGCGCCATATTGGTCAATTGGAACTTGTCCTGCTGGTGATGTTAAATATTCGGGTTCTCTTGATGGACTACCTACATAGTAGTTACCTTCACTCATGTCCTGTGAGAAGGCGCCTGTAATAGCATTTCCTATTGTAGATATAATACCAGCACCTCCAGTATTGTATTTAGGTCTATATCTATTACTATCTAAATTGTTTGTCAGTTGTTCTCTTTGCCCTGAACCCGTATAGTCTAAGAATAATTGTGAAGGGGATGTTGGTCTTGAACCAAACAAACCAAACAATCCACCACGTTTTCCATCACCCGCAGCTCTTGTTAAAGATTGTGATGAATTGAAATCACGGTATTGATAGTAACTTCCAGGTATTGGTGAAAATGGTAACGTAAATCCAGCAATTCTTTCAACAATATCTTGTCCTTGTGATAATATGTTTCCCCCACCTGAAGTAATTTTATAATCACGAGCAATTAATGGACGTTTACCCGCAATAATCATTGCAAGTTGTACTGGGTCCTGTAAACCGTTAAGAATATTTACTCTACCAAGAGTTTGTGCACGAACACTTTGATTAACTCTTTGTTGGAAAGAGTATTTTCCACGTTCAACACCTATTTGAGCTAGTTTTGAGTCATCAGACGCTGGTCCATTGTCACCAGTTGGGTCGGCCTGTAATAAAACCGAATATGGTGAGTAAGATGATGGTCTGAAACTTGGTGGGTCCCAATATGAAGCGTTTTTCTGAACATTAATAACATCACCGATATCATAATATCTGAATACTTTATCATTTGGACTATAAGCATTTTTTACATAAACTTTCTTTTGAAAACTTACCGAATAGTCTTGTAAGGCGTTAGTATATGGTGGAAACGAACCATAAGGTCCTTGGTTAGATATAGCTTGTTGTGTATTAATTAAACCATTAATATTTTTATTATATCCACCATTTGGACCAAAAATGTTATTGGTATATAATAAATCCGCAAATGGGTCGTTATCTATTAAACCATCAGGTGAATCTATTACAGAATAATCATTTTGTACCAAATCACCAGGTGCTGGTGATGAAGTTGATGTATACACGCCAGGTTTTGTGTAAGGTTTTAGGTTCCTTACCAAAAGTTTGTTTCTTAAAAGTTGTGTAGCACTAAAACTTAATTGACTTGGCATGTTTTATTGTTTCCTCTATAAATAGAAGTTTATTTATTTTTTTTATCTACCACCAGATTTACTTGGCATATTTGGATAAGTTCCTTTTGATTGCATATCAGCAAACATTCTTTGGAAAGTTTTTTGGAATTCAGCGCTATTAAGTAATTGATTAATTTGGTCTTGAGTTAATTTTGTTGTTGAACCATCCGTATTTTTCAAGTTGAAATTAATATCACCTTGTACTTTTAGTGGATTAAAATCAATTGTGGTTGAACTATTAACATTTGTTTGTTTTTCAACTGCTGTTTTTTTCTCAATACCTTTATCACTAAACAATGCAACGGCTTTGTTTCCAAGTTTTGTTAAACCATCATAAGCTGCCGAAGCTCCTTCAGCAATTTTATTTCCTGAAGAAATATATGGTTTTGCAGCACCTTCATAATTAAAATTAGAAAATGTTTCAGTCATTTTTTTAAGACCAGATTCAATATCATTACCACCTTTCTTTAATACTTGAGCCATTTTATCAATTCCACCCTCACTTGACATCAAATCAATTAAACTTTGTCCTGTTTCTTTATAGAACTCATTAGCTTTACCAATTCCACCCCTAACATTTCCACCAGTCTCACGAGCAGATTTGGAGGCTGAAACAATTGTTCCTCTTATTACTTCTCTTAAATCTTGTGGTGCTCTTGCCCCTGCAGCTGTGGCTTGTAATGTGGCCTTAATTTCACCCAGAGCAGCTACCGCCAATTTAGATTCACTAAGTTGTTCTCTCGCCAAATCTTCAACACTAACAGGTGCTTGGGCTTCTTTTAATTCTTTTAAGTCACCAGTACTTAACGATGAAACCAATTTTTGTTCACCTTTAACTTTAACTGTAAATCCACCTTGTTCTTTACTATATGTAGCAACATTGGCAATGAATTGTTTTGACTCCTCGTCAAGACCCCCAATTTTGAAGTCTTTGGCTAACATATTCATTTTTTGTCCTGCCGTAGACATCTTAACCAATTCTTCATAACCAATACCAGTTTGGTTAGAAATTTCCCTTAAATCACGTTTAGCATTTGGGAAAACCTTAAATTCTTTACTCTTTTCATCAAAGTAAGTGAATTTTTCGGTCATCTTAACAACTTGTTTCTGTAGTTCTTCAGTGTCTTCAGAAGCCAAGTACATTAATCTGAATGGGTCCGCTAAATCACCCGCAGCAACCCCCATCCTTTGAAACGCTGAAACCATTTCGACAGCACCTTCAGGATTAAACACCCTTTCAGCAAAACCAAAGATTTCTTGCATGTTAATACGTAATCCAGCGGCTTGTGCCGACATTCTTGCCAAACCTTCAACACCACCTTGAAAACCGTATTTGTTAATTGTTGATAAGTTATCCTGAACATTTTTGAAAACCGCACTTGTATTAACACCCACATTACGTGCAATGTCCACAGTTTTCTGCATGTTATCTTTTATATAATCAGTTTGAATACCTGCGTTTTGGAATCCTTCTACAACTCTACCCACTTCACTACTTGAAAGTCCAACCGCTTTGGCGCCAGCATATAAACCACTAACAGTTTCACCTAATGTAACAACATTCGTATTAAGTTGTTGAGCAATACCTTCTTGAATTGTTTGAACATCAGAAAATGAACCACCTAATCCAACAATGGTTGGGTAAGCAATTGCCGCTTCTTGTCTTAACCCCGCAATAGCTTTTTGGGTTTGACCCAAAGTTCCAGCCATACTTGCGTTAAGTTCCGCAAGTTGTGATTCTAAATCTATTGTTCCTTGAACTAAACCATCGTAAACACTATTGACTGAATTTTTTAAGTCATTCAACATTTTACCAAGTTTATCAATACCACTTGGTTCTACTGGTGTATTTGGATTTGTGTTTTGTTGCATAATAACTTATTCTAATAAATAGAATACATTATGTTTTTGAAAAACTTTCAATAATTTTGTCAACCAAATACCTACGAGCAAATGTGGGTATTAAATGGTATTCAGTCCAAGAAATATTCAAATTCTTGTTGAGGACGTAAAACTCGTCCAATTGATATTTTTTGTAATCAGAAGAAAACGCGAAAAAACTCCACCCCGAAGGCGATTTCGACATCTACCTTTTCTCCTGACGGGGTCATAACTACTTTTCTTAAATCTAATTGGGGTTCATTTTCTGTAATAAAATTTCTAATATATTTGGAATCCATAATTGGTAAACCCTCAACAAATTTGTTAATTGTACCTTGGTCACTATCTCCAGCAACAGATACAATTTGTTTTTGAAGTCTCCAACTAACTTTTGGTGCCACTCTACCAACAGGATAACCTTCACCCAGTTTGTTAATTTCTTGTACTTCTTTCCAAGTTAATGGTTTAATTCTAACATTAACACCAGATTTTGGTAATGTAACGTCAAATGTTCCGTCATCATTTGGTGTTACAGATGTTTTTTTGAAATCCAAAGAGTCCAACATGATTTCAGTTTGGAATCTCTTATTAGTTTGGGGGTCAATTACTGAAATTTTATATTCAGGACCAAAAGATGTATTTCTTAAGAATATTAACAATGCTTCAATGTCACCATTTAACATGTCTTCAGGTCTTAAATCTGGTTCATAAACTTTACTACGGAGTAAACTCATCACTAAGTCATCACCATTTGAAGCCATGATTGTATTTTCATCAGCCGCAGTTAAGTAACCTACTTTAACCGACTTCTTTTTTGATTTGTAGAATTTACCTTCCGATGGAAGTTTAACCACGTCATGTGGTAAGTTAAATTCTTGTTGACCATATTTCATTAAATTTTCTTCCATAAAAAAAACACAGGGAATTAGTCCCTGTGTTAAATATACCTTAGATTAATTATTAATCAATAATAAAAGTAAATACCAAATTAGTAAACCAAGATACAACGGTCCATTTGTAATGTAACGTCTAATCCCGCTAATTTGTCATCACTGTAAGCTACGTTATCCCAAGCAGCCTTTGTAATCATACATCCGTCCAAAATCCATTTTTCTACGACAACACCAGTTGGGTCTAACATTTCAAGGTCAACATTTTTCTTGTAACCTGCAGCATAACCCATACGACCTGTAACAGATTCTGCATGTAAACGAACCCACTCCATAAGAGCCTGAGTTGCTGATGGACCAATTGGGTCACGGAATTTAACAGAAATTGGGTTCCATTTGAAACGACCTGCTACGAATGTAGAAGTGTTCAAAAATTGT